GAGTACGACGCGATCTATGGCGTACCTGGCGAGCAGCTGACGGGCGGCGCCGTGTCGTCGTCGGCGGAGCGCGCGTTCGCCGAGTGGGGGCGCACGAACCGGTTCGCGCGCGAGCAGGCGCGGCAGCTGAGTGCGCTGCAGCGCGACATGAAGCTGCTGGACGACACGGACTTCGCGGTCAAGGCCGTCGCGCAGCCGCTGCCGCGGAGCCGTTCGTTCAGCGCGCTGCCGCGGCCCGCGCGCACCAAGTGGCCGCACGAGCAGTACCGGGACGCGGTCGAGGACCGGGACAACGCGGCGCGCGAGCTCGAGCAGCGGTACATCGCGATGGCCGGGCCGGTCTCGGCGACGGCGCGCCAGCGCATCATCGACGACGCGTACCAGCAGCTGAATTCCAGGAAGAAGTCGCCGCTCGAGCACTTGAGGTCGGAGTACCGGCAGCTGAACCCGATCTTTGCTTTGGCGCCGGGCGACCTGCAGCCGGAGAAACCGGTCATCGAGAAGGGCCAGCCGTCGTTCGCCGCGCCGTACTACGCGCAGGCGAGGCCGCTGCCGGTCGTCAACCCGGAGAGCCGCGAGTACACCAACCTGTACTACGGCTTCGACCAGGAACCACGCGGGCCGGTCGGCGCGTTCCCAGGACGACCGGCGCCCGGGTGGGGCGGGCCCGGTCAGGCACCAGGCAGGCCGCCGGGGCCCCCGCCACCGCCACCGGCACCGCTGTGGCGACCGCCGCCGGGCGCGCGGGGCCCCGACTGGTTCGTGCGAGGGCGGCGGGGCGCGCCGCCGGGGTCCGTGGGCCGCCGGCCGTCGTTTTCGGGCCACGGCCCGAGCGGGTACCGGCCGGGTCACCAGCCCGTGTACCCTGCTTTCGACGACCCGTACAACTCGGTGAGCACGAACCTGGCGGGCCTGCAGCCGGACTTCGCGGTGCCGCAGCTGCCGGTCGGTCCGCCGTCGCTGCCGCCGATGGTCTCGGGGCCCACGGTCCACGAAAGCAAGCGCGCCTACAGCACGGCGATCGCGCACGCCGTCGCGCAGGCCGCCGACGCCAAGGCCGCGCGGGCACTGGTCCCACCGCTGACGCCCGCGGGCCCGGACCTGTACCGGCGCCAGCACAGTACCCACGAGGCCAACATGCTGGCCGAGGACGTGGGCCCGTCGCCGTGGCCCGCGGCGCCGCTGCAAAGCCTCGACCCTGCGGCGCGTGCACTGGCGATAGACCGCGGGTTTCGGGGACGGCCGCTGACCCCGCCGCCCGCACGCAGACGATCGGTCTCCGGGCCGGCTTTGGCACCGCTGCAGGTCATCACGAGACCAGAAGCAAAGGTGCACGCCGATTTCGCGGACGTGCTGCGCCAGCAGGACGAGGACCTCAAACGCGAGCTCCAGGGCATTGACCAGCTGGACCAGGATCTCAAGTGGAACGAAGCGCGGGACATTCTTCGCGGCGTGACGCGCGCCGAGGAAAAAGAGCTCAAGCAGTACCAGGCGGGCCCGTCGTTTCTGCTGGCGCAACAGGCCGACGCCGAGTACCGTCGGCGCGTCGCGCAGGACTCGGAGGCACTCGACGAAGCCCAAAACTACCCGGAGAACAACGGCGACCTGGCGATGGAGATCGCGCGCGTGGCCCAGGGCCGCGGGCCGTTGATCTTGTCCGGGGCTCAGCAACAGCAACTCCGGGAAGCCGAGGCCGCAGCTCAGCCGAGCCGTCTGGGCTCCGTTGCGCGCACACTCGGCCGAGCCGGGTTGGCCACGGCGAGGGCCACGGGCAGGGTGCTGGGCGCGCTCGGCACGAGGCTCGGCGACGTCGCGACGCGCAGTGTCAGGGAGGGCGTCCAAGGCACGATCAACGCGGCACCCGCACTGGTGCGGCGCGCACCGGGCGTGCTCGGCGCGGTGGCCCGACCGCTGGCTTTGCTGGTGCCTCCGGGCGCCGGCGCGCCTGCACCGCCGGTCTTCCGGGAGTCTCGCGGACACCTGCTCGCGCAGCCGATCGTTGTCGCTGGCCCCGTGGCTCAGGCCGCTGCGGCCGCGGACAGACAGAGGCGCCGCAACTCGATGCAGCAGCTGATCGATGAAAACGCCGCCCAAGGAATCGCGTACCGCGGCGAGGGCCGGTACCGCAAACCCAAGTACTACGGCCGCGGTTTTTTATTTGGAAAAATCGCGCGCGAAGAGCTGGCGGCGCAGCGGCGCGGCGAGACCGAGGCGCAGGCCAAGGCGCGCCGACGTCAGAAGATGGAGGAGCACCGCCTCAAGTTAGCGGCCGAAGGCAAGCTCGCGGGCGGCGGCGTCGACTCGGGCACGGCGATGGGCCGGCCGAACGGGCAGTCGGGCTCGTTCCCGAACGTGTGGTTCGACGGCAGCTCGGGCACGGGGCCACAGGGCACCGGCTGCTGTCCGTGGCGGCGGACGAATGGCGGGTTCGGCGCGGACCCTGGTTACGCAGCATTGGTCAGTATCCGAACTGTCATCGTGTTTGTGTCACAATGACGGCTTCGGGCACTGCAGGGCATCGACCCGGCGTGGCAGTTCCCGAAGGGCTCGGACACCACGCGGGTCCCCTACAGGGCGGTGGTCGCGATGCCGTACGGGTACGCGGCGAACGTCAGCGACCGGACCAACGCCAACTGGAACTGGATGGCGCTCCGGGCGTACAAGGGCCCCGAGAGCGGGCCGAGCGTCGTGGTGCCCGGCTCCGCGCGCGGGCTGGCGGGCGGCGGCGGCTACGTGCCGTCGGCTGGGCTGCTGATGTCGGCGGGCTCGGGCGGCAGCTTCCTGCCCGACTACAAGGCGCTCGAGGCGCGGCACTGGGGCGGCCGCTGGCTCGAGCCGCCGCATTGGGGCTCGGGCCGGGGCGGCAACTGGCTCGACAGCCTGCGCAAACTCGCGCCCACGCGCGAGGCCCTCGGGCAGACGAGCATGGGCCGGGCCATACAGCACGACACGGGCGGTAACCGGTTTCACACCATGGCGCAGGGCCGCGGGTTCGAGGCGGGCATGCGCGCCGCCGACAACCGGCACTGGGGAAATCAAACCAGCCGGTGGAAGGGCGGGGTGCCGGCGGCGATCAGGGGCACGACGTACGCGGGCAACAGCCCCGCGTTTGTATCGATCGCGCAGTACCCAGGTCGGTCGCTCGCTACGCTCGCTCCCTCCCTGACGCAGCTTCGCTGCATCCAGCGTGGCGGCTGGCCCGACGACCGTTCTCGGGCGGCTCGAGGCTGACCGAGATGGACAACTACGCGCGCTGGAAGGCCCTCAGCGACATGTACGACAACTACAAGGCGCACGACAACAAAGCAATCGTACCGGCGGCGGCGCGCGGCGCGGCGCTGACGACGGGCCAGAAGTGGGCGCTCGGGCTCGGCATCCCGGCGACGTATTTATCATTAGCCGCGGGGCAGCAGCCGGAGCACAACGACTGGGCGATCCCGGCGCTCGGCGCGGCGGCCGCCTCGGCGCTCGGCACGTACGGCGCGTACAAGTACTTCGCGGCGCCGCAGGGCTCGGGCAACGGGCCCATGGGCGGGACCTCGGACCTGCACATCGGCTACGCGGACACGGGCCCGCCGCGGAACCCGACGCCCGTCCGGTACGCTCCACAAAGGTCGCCGTGCACGCCCGGCATGAATTTTTTGGAGATCGGGCTCGCGCACGGCGGCAACCGCGGGCGTTCGGGGTACGTGAAGCAGAAGTGTGTCGTGAGCCATAAATGAATTTTGATCACTCCGATAACACAACCGACGTGTACTTGCTGTCATTCTTCAACGGGCGCTTCAGGTAGCCCGCGATCAGCTTCCGAACGTCCGAACTTTTGATGGAATCTTCCAAGAATACAATCACGCCGAACGCCTGCTGGTCGCCGAAGTCGCGGCAGTGCTCGCAGCTGAAGTACGTCCGGTGGGTCGATTTTAGGGGTCCCCAAGAAATCCACGACTTGCACAGGCACTGGTGAGTGAGGTCCCATGACCACGACACGTCAAGTTCCGCACACATGTTACAAAGCAAGTCCTAAGACCTATCGCAATCGATGCGCTCCCAAAATGGCGACGCCCGACCAGCTCCGGTACATGAGCTACTACAGCGTCAGTGGAGAAGAAAAGAATTTTCATAATTGCGTGCAATGCGGCGACGAAAGACCCGGAGCGCGGATTAAAACGAACTGTCTGCACGCTGCCGGAGCCAGGAGCTGCCCCGGGGACGAGTGGCGCGAATTCACACTCTGCCAAGCATGCTACAACCTGACTGGGTCAAAAGAGTGTCTGCCGTGCCTCCGGAACCGCGCCATCGCCGTGATTATGCACAGAGAGAGTGTGAACCGTGTGCTTCCGTTCTCGATGGATTTAGTAAAGATTGTCGCGAGCTACGTTTGCAGCTAACTAAGAAAAATCAGTCCATTTCCTCAATCGTTCGCTTCTTCAAAATGTCCTCGCGGAGCCCCGGGGTCAGCGGCATGGGGAAGCGGTCGGCGAAGGGCACCGCCCACCGGACCGGAATGGGCACAGTCATGTTAACCTGCGCGGTCATCATTTGGGAGGGGTGCGGGCCCCGCGAGCCCGCGCCGGCGCGCGCTTCGTCTTCATAGGGGCGCGCACGCGGGTCCTTTTCGCCGTCCTCGCCGCGCTCCTCGACTCTTTTTAAGACGTCCGCGGCCACCGCCGACAGCGACTTGTCCTCTTTTTTCTCCTCCTTTTTGTCCTCGAGCGACTGCTGCTCGATCTTCAGGCACAGCTTCAGCTCCTCGAGCTTGTCGCGCCAGTTGAAGTCCTGCGCGAACAGCCGCGCGCGCTGCTTCTTGTAGTGGTTGAGGCTCGCCATGTGTTGGCGCGTTTTGATCGCGTTGGCCTCCAGCTGGACGTGGATCGACTTCAACTCGGCCTCCACGCCCTCGATCTGCTTCTGGGTCACCGATTTCGCCATGCCAAAACGGAGGTATCGATTGCTCCAAGGCCTTGTTATTATTGGTTCAAAAGAAATGCCGAGTGGTTCGATGGCAGACAGCAAAGAAATCAACGAAGAGAGCAAGTACGCTCAGCCGGTGCAGCCGGACCCTCTGGCGGCGATGGTCAGCAGCGGGCGGGTGATTGTGACCGCGCAAGCGGACCTGCAGCACCCCGACCGCAAAATCGAGCTCAAGGAGGTGAGCCCGCCGCCCGGCTTCGTCAACCACTTCCAGGTGAGCGAAGCTCACACGCGCACACGTTTACGTGTGCGCCAGAACGCGCTGGCCAAAGCCGCCGGGAAAATCCAAGCCGAAGCCGACAAGGAAATCGACAAGATCCGCGCCGAGTACGACCAGAAAATCAACGCGCACAAGGCTGACTTCGTCGCCGTGACGACCAAGCGCCGTGACGAAGTGCTGAACAGGACGCTCAAGGAACTGGACGAGGCCGTGAAAGACCTCAAGCAGATCTCGTGGATTCAGTGCGGCCTCGGGATGGTGCTGATCGGCGTGATCTACGTGCTGACCCAGTACCAGAGCCTTTCGAAGTGCAAATTTTGAAACCGTCTTTATTGAAAGAACACACTACACCACACTTGTTCGAATTTTTCTGAAAAGTTCAGCGGAAGCGGGGGCCGTCCCCGCGCGGGTCGGCGCGCTCGGGCCCGTGCACGCGCTGGCGACTCAGGTTCACCGGCGGCGGCCCGGGCGCGTCGCGGTACGGGCGCGGGCCCGAACGACCGCGCTCGCGCTCCTCGGGCGTCCGCGGCGAGTCCCCGTCGTCGTCGTAGTAGTCCCCGCCTCCCCCGCCCCGGCCCCCCTGGCCGTAGTTGTAGTCGTAGCCCGCGTTGAGCTCCGGCGGGCGGTAGTTGTTGTCCTGGTAGTAGGCCGACGGCTGGATCGGCGCGCCCTGCTGCTCCCCCTGCCCAGACAGCCCCGCGCCCATGAGGCCCATGCCCGCGCCCGGCGCGACCGCGCTCGGGTTGCCGAACAGCTTCGGGGCCCACTTGGACGCGAGCCCGTAGATGTCGGCGATGCCCTCGTCGAAGGCCGGGCTCTGGAACAGCTTCAGGTTCCCGCCGACCAGCTTCACCGCCTCGGTGTAGCCGATCGACGGCGCCTGCTGCGCAGCCAGCACGTCTGAGCGCGTGATCAGACCGACCTGGGTCACGGTGCCGTTGTCCTTAATGGTCACCAAACCCGAGGTCAGAGACACGATGTAGAGGAAGTAGTTGGTGCCCTGCGGCGAGGGGTTGACGAAGTTGACGGTCACTTGGAAGTTGTAGAGCCCGTTCATGCCCGGTGCCAGCGACGGCTCCAGGCCCAGGTCCAGGCCGGGCACAAGGCACAGCACGCTACCTGTCAGGAACCGCCACTGGTCGAACGTGCCCATGTACCCGCGCCGCTTCGAAATATCGTAGAGGTCCTATCGCGCTCGTTAGCACTCGCGCTCGGTGCTCGCACAGCTCGCACCTTCTGGGTGGCTGACGCCAGCAGACCGGTTTGGTTCATGAAGTTGATGTTGACGGATTGGATGGCCGCGAAGGTGTCCGAGGTGAAGTGGTTGCGGTCCGAAGGCTGCCGGAACAGGTAGATCATGATTTGGTCGGGGATCGTCGAGAACTGGATGGCGTTGCTGGTGATGGACTGGTTGGCGACGGTGCCGAACACCGATGGCGTGAACCCGCCGGCCGACGGCGCGCCGACGGGCGTCTGGTAGACGACGGTCTGCGTGTACGGGTACTCCATGAGCCCCGGCAGCACCTCGATCGGCGACGGCGTGATGTAGCGGAACAGCAGCTGCGGCTGCGAGATGCCGCCCGTGATTTGGTTGTTCGCGAAAATGGTGCTCGTGAGCGGGATGCCGCCGACGGTGCCGGACGCGACCGGCGCCGTGATGGTGCCGGCGAGCGCGACCTGGCGCACTCGTTAGAGTGCGCGTGTGAGCGAGCGCAGCGAGCTCACCTGGTTGTTGCCGACCTTGTTGAAGTTCGAGGACCAGACGCGCAGCCACCAATTGGCGTTCATCGTGTAGCTGATGTTGAGCGTCTGGATGCCGTAGAAGCCCGGCTGGTCGCCCCATTGCGCGAACGGCGTCATGAAGATCGGCTCGCGCACCGTCAGCCGCACGGCCGCCGTCATCGTGCTGAGGCCGTCGGGCGAGATCGGGTTCGCGTCGATCTGCATCAGGAAGCCGCCGCGCGACGGGCACTCCATCGCCTCGCCGTAGGCCGCGAGTGGGTTCCGGAGCGTGCCGCCGCCCATCTGGAAGTTGAACTGCGCGCCCGGGATGTTGGCCAGCGGGATGCCGTTCCACCTGCGCATTTCTTTCAGAAATGCTCGGCGACGCAGCGCGAGCGCTGCGTCTTACCAATCGTAGTCCTGGTACTGGTCGAGCATGCACGGCGTGCCCGTGTACTGGCGCTGCTGCAAATCAAAAGGCAGGTTGTAGCGCATGAGCGCGATGATCGGGTCCATCAAGTTCGTGATCGTGTTGTTGTTGATGGTCGCCGAGATCGTGTTGATCGACTGCATGACCGGGAAGGCGCGCGGGCCGTCGTTGGTCCCGAGCTGGAGCACGGGCATGCCCTGCAGCGGCACGCACTGGAAAGTCAAAAAGAAGGTGGTCTGGATCTGCACGAGCGGGTCGACGATGATTTCGGGCGAGGGGGGCGGCGCGACGAAGTTCACGAGCCCGCCCGCGCCGCCGCTCCACGCGGTCGCGGGCACCTGCTGGTAAGTGTACACAATTCCGCCTTGGTTGACGCCCCAGGCGGTGGGGCGGCTCAGACGCGTGACCGGGTCCTTGATGGCCACGGCCGCGATCGGGATCACCGCTTTCGACATTTTCGCCACGCGTTGCGATTTCCCGAATGAGCACGTGCCAACTTCGAAAATCAAAATTCGTGGAGAGTTAGCGAATGTCGATCCAGCACGTTATCGATTCGGCCGAGACGGCCCCGGCCCTCGGTGTCGGCCCGCCCGGCGGCCCCCTGGCCGCGAACGGCTCGGCCGTGATCCAGCAGCCCGTCGACAAGGTCGGGCCAGGCGGCGCGCGCGTCACCTTCAAAAAACGAATCCAGCTCACGAACGCCCATTTCCTGAGCGCGACCGCGACCAACAGCCTTAACGCGCAGAACAACATCGTCACGCTCGTGGCCGCGGTGCCCGGGTTCATCATCATCCCCAAGTTCTGCTCGTTTCAGTGGGGCGGCCCCGGCAGCATCCCGGCGATCAACGTCGCACAGGGCAGCGCGACGATCGGCGGGCAGTCGGGCTACACGCCACCGCTGGTCACGGCCGCGCAGAACGCGGGTGTTGGCTGGACGGCCCTGGGCGGCGCCATGGCGGCCGACACGCTCGTGCTGCAGTTTGGGGGGACCGGCGCCGCCGGCGGCTTCGTCGCCAGCACGCCGCTGCCGTTCACGGGCATGATTGGCGGCGGCACCATCACCGGCTACTCGATCCTGGATTTCACGGCGCCCTGGGTCACGCTCGCGAACGCCACGGCCGCGAACCTGACGAACGTGCCGCTCAACCTCGCGCACCAAGGCGCGAACAACGCTGTCACGACCGGCGCGGCCACCAACCGGTACATCGTCGACCTCGAGTACGAGCTGCAGCCGTTCGCGGCCACCACGTAATGAAAGATTGTGCTCGCTACATGTAACTCATGACAATCCCCGCCGTGTCGCGGGTGAACACTTCCTTCACGAGGTTCGAAAGCTCAGTCCGGTGCGAGTCACAGAACATCTCCGACCACTCAGGTTTCATGTAGCACTGGACGCAGATTTCACACTCGACGGTCGCTCTGTTCAAACACGTTTGCCAGCCGCTCCGGCAGCTCCAGACTTTCATCGTGCAGCACCAGCGTCGGAGGTACATTTTCTTGTGCACGCCGCAGTCCGCACACGTCTGGAAAAAACTCATTGTCACAAGGCCTTGGAGCAATCGATTCCTTCTGAAGTTCTTTATTTGCAAAGCAAACGAAATGGCGGAAACGAAATCGACCGAGAACAAAAACGCAGACGTGTTTCTTCTTTGCATGGTCTGCGGAGGCCCGGTGGTCATCGTCAAAGACCATCCTTTGCAGCCGAAGCCGGAGGAGGACACCGGCCAAGCGCTGCACCTGCACTGCCGCGCGCTCGTCATGAAACACCTGAAGGAGAGCGCCGACGAGGGCGACGCCGAGGCCAAGCGGATCTACGACAGTCTGAAGGCGAAAGGACGCGTTTGAAAGACTGTTTTTTCCTGACGGATTGAGAACTAGCTAGTGTACACGTTTCAAAATCATTTTGATGGTCATCGCGTCCCCGTCCGGAATCGGAATCCGGTGCTCGTTTCCGGTTTTGTCGACCCACACCGCGCGGATGTCCACGCGCCGCAGCTCCGCGTCGCTGACGAGCTCCGCCCACCGGTACTGGCCGGGATTTTGAAATTGTAAATAGTTGCGGTCGTCGAGGTGCGTGTCGGACAGCACCTCCAGGTCGAACAGAATCCGGCGCGCGCCGATCTGCGAGAGCCCGACCGGCGGCAAAAACTCCTCGCGCGTGGCGAGCGCGTCGCTGACGAACCGCAAGGTAATGAATTGGTCCCAGCTCGGCACCGAGGGCGTCTGCTCGGTGACCGCGTTGTACTGCCCCGGGATCTGCGAGCCGCGCGGCAGCCCGACCATCGTCGGCGAGCCCGCGGCCGGCGCGCCGGGCCCCGCGAGCGCGGTGTACGTGAACGTGAAGCGGTCAGGAACGGTGATGACCGTGAACACGCCGTTGTACGCGACGGGCGTCGCGCCGCTGATGACCACGAATTGGTTCAGCGGGGGCGCGTCGCCCGAGATGAGCGGCCCGGGGCTCAGCCCGTGCAGCACCGGCGAGTTCGTCCAGGTGCACGTCGTGCCCACGGAGGTCAGCGAGCCGCTGGCTTGCAGCGTGATCTGCGGGCCGGCGACGAGCGGCGGCGCCGACGTCTGCTCCAGCAGAATCTGCACGTCGAGGTTGTTGCCGGTCGGGTTCGGGTTCGTGAGGCTCTTGAAGCCCGTCAGGAACTCCGAGAGCGCCGCGTTGACCCAGAGTTGCGCCGTGTTGCCCGTGTTGACGCCCCCGTCGCCGTCGGGCGACCACCTGCGCAAACGAAGTTTGCTCCGTAACGCAGCAAAGCTGCGCTTACCAGGTCTGCTCGTAGTTGACCGTCATCAGACTCGTCTGCGAGTTGAAGCTGAACGTCGTGAACATGCCGGGGCTGCCGCCGAAGCCCGCGAGGCGCGCGAGGACGTGGCAGTTGATGAGCGCGACGTTGAGCGCGTTGATGAACTGCTGCACGTAGTGGATCGGCAGCGGGTTCAGCGCCTGCAGGCTCGGGTCGGCCGCGACCGGCGCCAGCGCCGAGCTGTACGTGCCGGCGCCCGCCCCGCCCGCCGGGATCACCATCGACACGACGCAGCTGCCGGGCGTGTAGTAGAACAGCGGGATCTCGGAGGTCGGCAGCCGGACCCGGATCACGGCCAGCTTGTAGTCCGAGGCCTTGTCGAGCAGCGGGTACTGGTACGTTTTGTCGTACTCGGCGTAGACCGGCGTCGTCGCCGGGCTCGTGACGTCGACCGTGCCCGCGACCGGGTTGCCCGCGACTTGGATGTTCAGGTACTGCGTGAGCGCCGGCACGACGTACCCCTTCTTCTCCTCGCCCGCGATTTTCGCGAGCTGCGCCTCGCGCATCAGCAGCGCGGCGCTCGGCATCTGCCCCGCCTGCACCAGCGACGGCGAGTGCGCGAGCGCGTTCTGCTCGTTCAAATCGAGCTTCGCGCGCTTCGAGGGCGGGATGCCCGAGCGCATGACCCTCCTGCCGTACGCCCCGGGACGGATCATTTTTGTGTTTGTTTTCAAAAAATAACCACGAGTTCGGATTCTGGTTCGATCACAAGGTCTTGTCGATTTCGCAGATGAGCACGCTCGCGGACCTCTCGGCTTCGGAACTCAAAGAGGTCGCTTTGGCCTGGCACGCGGACATGATGGACGCCGATTTGACCGACGAGGACGCGCTGCAGGAGCTGTACGACGAGGGAGTCAACTACTACGAGGAGATCAAGGACCGGGCGGAGATGGACCCGAGCTGGTGGAACTTCCGCGACATGATTGAACGAACGATCGAATTCGTGCACGCGTTTTTGTAGTAGAAAATTGTTCGTGAGTGAGTACGTTACTGGTTGAACAGAGTCAACAACGTCACGAACTCGTCCGGCCCGCACGAAATGCGGGACTTGAACGTGTCGACAAATTTTTTGAGCGACCACCGCCGCAGCGCGACGCGCAGCGCCGCCCACCGCCCGCACGTCGACACGTCCTAATCGCTCGCGCTCAGAGAGCGCTCGCTCGCGTTCGCTTCGCTCACCTTGCGCTCTTTTTGTAGTGGAAAATTGTTGTAGATCAGCTTGTCGAAGCCCTTCTCGATCATCGGCTTCAGCCGCGGCTGGTCCTGCAAAAACGAGCCGTCGTCGCGCATCTTTTGAGGCACCATCTTGAGCTCGGCCTCGGGCGCCATGCCGTAGCTGTCGAACCACTCGCACACGCGCGCGCCCTCGCGGTCGGTGCCCGCGTCCAGGATCGCGACCCTACTCGGCGGTTAGTCAACCGCCTCGTGAGCGAGCTTCGCTCACCAGTGCCCGTAGTTCGGCTGCGTCTCGATCAGCACGATCGCGGCCCCGTGGGCCCCCAGCACGGCCCCGATCGACCCCTTTCTCACGGCCTCGCTGTAGGTCATGACGCTGACCTTCCCTTCGCACAGCTTCCGCATGTCGTCCTCGCTGTACGCGATCTGCTGCCCGCGCTTCAGAATTCCCTGCATGCCCTGCGATTTTTTCCAATGGGCACGTGCTCGTTTTAGTTTGCGAAGCCATGTCTCAAAGCGCGACCGTCCAGCAGATTTTCACGCCGCTGAACGCGGCCGGAGCCGGCAACATCAACGGCTCACTCAACGTCGCGGGGGCCGCGACCATCGGCGGCGCCGCGACCATCGGCGGCACGCTCATCGCCCCCTCGGGCCAGATCAACGGGCCGCTCACGGTCGTTGGCGTGCTCAACGCCGACACCGGCGTGTCGTTCCCGAACGGCGGCATTTCAAACGTGAAGCAAGTCACGCTGACGCAGAGCCAGGTCAACGGCATGTTCGCGGCGCCCGTGCAGCTGCTGCCAGCCATCGCCGTCTCGACCTACATCATCAAGGCGTGCACCCTCAACTACCAGGGCGGGTCCGCCGCGTTCACCGGCGGCGGGACCATTTTCGTGCAGTACGGCAACGCAGCGCACGGCGCCGGACAAAACGCCACGAACGGCACGACCGGCGTGTGCGCGTCCACGTTCCTGACCGGCGGCACCGCCAACAAGTACAACATCGTGCTCGGCGTCAACACGCCTGGTGGCAGCGCGGGCACCGCGAGCAACGCGGCCGTGGGCCTCGGCGTGTTCATCAGCAACGACACTGGCGCGTTCGCCAACGCAGGCGCCGGCGCCGGGGTGGTCGTGACCCTCTCGTACGACCTGATCTCGATGTCGTGAGCTTTTCTTTGTATAAAAAAATCGCTACTCGCGCAGTCCGATCACACAAATCACGTCACTCCGCTTCAAAATCACGTCCGCTAACTTTTGAGACAGCGCGGTCGTGTCGCGGCCCTCGCGTACGGCCTTGCGCATCGCCTTGTCCAGTTCCTCCAGTTTGTCCCCGAGCTGCGATTCCAGCTCCACGAGTTTTTCCGTGCTCCAGCTGTTGTAGTCCTCCTCTTTCTTCTTCACTTCAGCCATGTTTTCGAATCAACACGGGTGCACGTGGAAGCCCTCGCCCATCTCCGAGGCCCCCGGCTGGTCTTCGATGGCGTCGTCGCCGATCCCGGGGAGCCAGATCTCCGACGCGGGCTGCTGCTCGCCGGCCAACCAGTCGTAGAAATCGTGCTGAGACGTGTCGGGCACCGCGGACTCGTCGGACTCTGAAATGGTCTGCCGGTCGATCTCCGCGTCCAGCTCCTTCAGAACGGTTTGCACTTTCACGCGGTACTCGTCCGTCCGAAACGGGACCATGGGGTCGTCCCAGTCCATGTCGACGACGACCTCGAGCGCGTCCTCGATCTCGTGGCCCTCCGCCGAAGACTCCTTCAGCGCCCACAGCGGCAAGCCGCGATAGTACTCTCTTCGGTGTGCTACGTCGTGTTCGTGCATGAACCGTCTCGCGTCGTTCATCAACTGCACGACCTGTTCAAATCGGTGGAACACCCGCTTCGCCTCAGCCATACTTTAACAAGACCTTTTGAACCGTTTGGCACCTTTTTCAGGGCATGGGTGGGTGCTGCGCGAAAGCCGAGAAAGCCGTCGAGCCTCTTTTGCAAGAGTTTATTCAAAAAGAAATCGCCAAGGCCAGCCAGCAATTGAAGTTGCACCTGCTCGAGTACATCGAACAACAGGTCAAGGCCGAAATCGCAACGACCGAAAAAAACGATGGCTAGCGAGGGAAAGGACGAGAAGAAACCCGGGGGACTGATGCGCTACAACGAGTACTGCAACACGTTTTACCGGTGCAACTGCTGCGGCAACTGCAGCAGCGACCGCGTGCCTCATCTCAACTACTGGCGCTGCATCAAATGCCGGGACGTCGTGTGTTCTCACTGTTGTAGTGGAGTGAAATGGGAAACATGGTTGAAAGACACGGCAATTGTCGTGTGCCAGAACTGTCGCGAGGTTTTTTGATTAGAAATTCGCAAATCCGTACTTGCCGCGCTGGGGAACACCTGCACCGCTCATTTTAAAGATAATAAATTCGCAAGGCCTAGCAATCGATGCCACCACGTGTTTTTGAAACAATGGACGAAGAATTCGCTGACGGCGAAACGGACGAAATGTTCGCAGACGGGTTCAAGAAGTACCGCAGTTGCGATCAGTGTGGCGTTCGGATTCGCTACCTGGAGTGGAATTATGCGCCGTACTGCACCGCGGTGTTGGCACGCGGGTACCCTGGGTGTCTGTACAGTGTTCCAGACTACCACTTCTGCGACGCGTGTTTCGCCTGGAAACCGGACCGCTACTGCCAGTTCCACTGGCAATGGATTTCGGAGGGCGTGAACGGTGTGTTGACCCGAGATACAAGCGGGATTGTCATGCAGTACATGTAATTTGTCACACAATCTTCAACTTCCGCTCGCCACAGTAAATGTACGGCACGTACGTCGACATCGCGACCCAGCGCGAGTCGAGCGGTCTGATTCCCTTTTGGTCGTTGCCGACGATCGAATCGATCGTGTCTTGCCCCAAACCCAGGTAGTCGCGCATGTAGCTCCGGATCGCCCGCGGCGCGCCTATGCCGGCGCGACGGACGATCGTGAGACAAACACGATCGACCGACGAGCCGACCTTTATTGAGGAAAAACACGATCCAGTCCGACTCCGTCAGCGGCGAGCGCGTCGCGCCCCAGTTGCGGCACTTGTGCGAGGTGCGCACGACGTGCACCTTGCGGTGCCGGCCGTCCTCGAGCGAGTGGTCGCACAGCTGCTGCACGGCCGCCCTGACCTTGGGCGCGCGGATGCTGTCGATATCATCAAAGATCACGAGGCAGTCGTGGAGGTCCTGCGGCTTGAACGGGTTCTTCACGAGGCCCTCGTCGATCATGACGCGGCAGATGCCAACCTGCTGACGCAGGTCAGTCGACGCGCAAAGCGCGTCTCCTCACCGAATCCAACGCCTCGTCCTCGCCGACTTGAGAAAATAGAAACACTTGGCCGGGGCTCCACCACGCGTAGTCCGCGTCGCTCATCTTGTCGGGCTTAGGGGGTCGGGGGTTCTGCTCCTTCCAGTTGCGCGCGTACTGCGCCGTCCAGAACGACTTACCAGAGCCCTGCGGTCCGGTCACGTACACGCAGCGGTGCGTTTTGGTAGGCAGGACCTGCACAGTGCGGTCAGATTATGCCCCGAAGCGCCATCCCTTTCAGGTGCGCATCGGTTCCTCCCCGAAGAGAGGCTCCCCGTCTGCAGCTGGGCCGCACCTCGAAGGAGTCGTAGCCGTCGAGCTCCACCTCGCGGCCCGTGGTCCGGTCGCTGACGCGGTCGAGCGCCTCGTCGTAGCGCCGCTGCAGCCGCTCGCGCCGGTCGTCGCTTTTGATTTGCGAAAAGTCCGGCTGCGTGTCGAGGCTCGCGGCGAGCGCCGCCGCCAGCGCCTTCTGCTCGCGCTTCTCCAGATGCGAGCCGCCGGGGCCCTGCTGCGCAAACTGCTCACCCAGGTGCTCGAGCGGCGTGCCGCGCGCACCGTCGGGCAGCCGCGTCATCAGCGGTGCGGGCATCGCCGGGGCCGGGGGCGCGTCCCAGGGGTAGACGTAGCCGCCACCGCCGTCGGAGTGCGCGGGCTTCTCGTCGTCGGTGTCGCTGCCCGAGCCGTCCGAGAAGTCGTAGTCCTCCATGAACGCCTCGACCTGCGCGGGGTTCAGCGTCGACACGTACCGCGCCAGCTCCTCGTCGGTCATGTCGTCTGGGTCCCGCGGTGGCGGCGGGTACTTCTCCTCGCGCGCGCGCTTGCGCGATTTTAGGATCGACTTGAGCGGGTCGCGCCCAACCGGCACGGCCGGCAGCGGCATCATCGGCGCCATCGGAGGCTCGTCGCCCTTGAACTCCGCCTGCACAAGTCAGAGTTAGAACGCTTGCTCAAGGAACGCGTTCGTCGCGGGCTTGATGAGGTCCGCAACCACCGTTGGGGCACCGCAACCCCCGAACCCACGACCAGTCCGACCTGCTGCGCCTGCTCGCTGAAGTGCACCTTTTTCTCCTCGCCCGGCAGCGCCCCGCCTCTAAGTAAACCGCGGCGCCACGGCTGGAACCGCGTCTGCGTCACGGTGCTGCCGCCGGTCGCGCCCATCGGTAACCCATTCGTCTCGCCCTTCTCCTCGCGGCTCATGCTCTTGGTGTGCGTGTGTTTGGTCTCGTCCGCCCACGGCCGCTCCTCGGGGCGCCGGCGGTAATAATAGACCTTTTGCTTGTCGCGGTGCTCCTTGCCCGAGCGGATGCACACGACGGCCTCGGCCACGCCCGTCGGGTCCGGCTCCAGCGAAAAGTACGCGTCGCCCATCACTGCTTTTTCTCCTCGATGGCCTTACCGCAAAAGTGGTAGATCACGGCGAAAAGCTCCTTTTTGCCCTCGTAATGGATGCAAAATTCGGGGTTGGCCGCCTTCCAGGCGTCGAGGTCCTGCTGGGACGTGAAAACGCGCGCTGACTCCCCGAACAAAATTGTTCCGTCGCTGTTGCCGCCGATTGGCCCGACAAAAGTTGCACGCACGATAT